TCACCAACTGTTTATGACTATTTGAAAGAACATATCTATGGCAACGATTGAAATATTCCCAAAGGTAATTGGAAAGTATACTCTAGAAAAAGAAAAGCATTTGCAACTTAAACAAGAATGCTTTTCAATATTGAGCGAGCTATCTGAATATGATGAATCTAATGTGGAGAATTCAAAACTGCATCATTTTCTAAACAAGCAGAATCAAAATCTATTCAATTATGAGCAGTTTGAATGGTTTGAAAAATGGTTAGAAGAAAAGTGTATTGATTACATCGAAAATACTCTGGGATTTTATCTTCAAGATGGCGTTGTCATTACAGATTGTTGGATAAACAAATGTGATGTTGGAGGAGAACAATTTCATCACACTCACACAAACGCATATGTTTCTGGAACATATTATGTGAATTACATCAAGGGATTACATGCTCCCATAGGATTTAAGAATAAAGATTTCAATCCAGAAAATTGTGTAATGCAATCAATTGATATTCCAGTTAAGTTTCCAACAAAATATAATTCATGGGGTGCATTTGTTAATTATGATGAGGGAGATTTGCTTTTATGGCAATCAAATTTAGCACATGGTTATTCGGATAACAAAGAAGATAACCGTATTAGTATCTCATTTAATGTAATGCCACGATACATATACAACCAATCTTATAGCTTTAGGATAGAAAGAGAATGATATTTTTTGAAGATGAACAATTAGAAGAGATCTGTCAAATCAATTCAGAGGCAAAATTAGAAGACGTTGTTTACGATGACACTAAATTCAAAGTAATAAGAAATTTTTTAAAGTATCCAGAAGAATATAAAAAACTTCTTATGCATTTTCCTGCTGTAAGAGATCACACATACTCTCCAGGATTTCGTCAAGATATTCCGCCATGGGCTGCTAGATTTATCACAACTTATATTCAAGAGAATGTAATTAAATGGAGTCCAGTAAGAGTTGCCTGCAACATCTATAATGGAAATATGAGGATGAAGACAAATGCCAATCTTCCCCATTCAGATAATTTTCATGGTATTTGGAATCTTTGGTTTAATCAAAATTGTTTGGGTGGAACTGCTTTCTGGAAACACAAAGAAAAAAGACATGTCAACGAATTAACTCAGGAAGAGTATTCATATCTTTTTGATAAAGCATTATCTTCATCTGGAAATGAACAGTGGAAAAACTTTAGGGGAGATGAAGATTGGGAATTAACTTGTATAGCACCCATGGAATATAACACTCTACTATTCTATAATGGAGGATTTTTTCATTCCCCTTGGGTACTGGAAAATTGGTATACTGAAGAAAATAGATATAGCATGATAGGTATGGGAGATTGCCATGATTAAAAACTTATTCGAAAACAAAGAATCACACACACCATTTGCTCCAGTATATTCGATTCCATTTTGGAATAGAAACGTAATGAGTTCCGCTGAAATTAAATTTTTATCAACTAAAATATTATCAAAAGAAAAAGAGATAATAGATTCGAACCCACATCTTACGTATGATGGTGGAACTGGATTAGGTGCAAATAGTTTAACAGCAAAATTTGCTGGATATAATATTCTACAGTGGGATAGAGAGGGCGAAGATTATGTTGTCAGAAAATTGAGAGTTGACATTCATAATGCTATTCGAGAGATGTGTGAGAATGTTGGCGCTGATATTATGGAATTAAAACCGTGGGCACAGTGCTGGGCAAATGTTCTGAGAACTGGAGAAAAACTCAATCCACATCAACATAGTTCTGACGCTTATAGTTTTCTTTCTGGAAATCTTTGCTTACAAGCAGAAGGAACTAGCACAGTATATCAAGATCCTTTCTCTATGAAAGCAGCTGCATTAACTAATGAACCAGGAACTTTGACTATGTTTCCAGAACATATTATTCACTGGACAACTCCAAATCCAAGTCTAAAAGAAAGAATTACTCTGGGTATAGATATAGTAACAGAATATTCTCTTTTGAATGCTCCAGATAGAGAAAGAGATATTAAACATTTTGAGAGGCTTTATTGATGTTTAGTTTACCTATCAATCCAAAGATAGACGAAGATTTTGCTAACGATATACTTATTCCATTCTTGAATAAGCACAAGCAATACATCTTTGATTTATACTTTACCTGTCGTATGCCTCCTTTCATGCAGGATGCTATGGGAGATGTGTTTGAAGATGATTTGAGACAGACCACATTTAATGCTCTATATGTTTCCAAGCAGACTGGCATCCCTCTGTCCGCTACGTTTAACAATCCTTATGTGAGACCAACACAAGAAAATTTGGATTTGTTTATCAACAACTTCAAGTACATCTATGAAGCTGGTGTTAGAACAGTAACTCTTCCACATACTTCTTGGATGCTTACAGGTCAAATACAAAAAGAGTTTCCAGAACTTTATGTAAAGAATACTATTCTTCACGAAGTCACCAAAGCAAACGATATCGTATCTCTTGCTAAAGCTGGATTTAATTACATCAATCTCGATAGAGATTTGATGAGAGACCAGGACCAGTTACGTCGTCTGAAAGAAGCAAAAGAATACTGTGCTTCAATTGGTAAACCAGTCAAGTTCTCTATGCTTGCTAATGAGGGATGCTGGGGTGGATGCCCTATCATGCCTGAGCATTACCACTATAATAACACAAGAGAGAATCACGAACCACCATACTTCGGTAACATCATCAGTCGTGTATCGTGTTCTAAGTGGGAGCAGCAAGATAGCTCAGCAGTTCTGAAGTCAGCAAATTTACCACCCTGGAAAAAGGATTGGGAAGAAATGTTTGACTTAGGTATTGATGTTTTCAAAATGCACGGCAGGGAATCTGTCATGCGTTTGAAAGAATCTATGGATATTATTCATCGCTGGGCAAATGATGAAGAACTTCTATTCCCAGAACTCAATACTTATATTGAAGATAAGAGTTTGAAGGAAAGACCTATTGACATCTGGCGAGAGAAAATCAAAACTTGTAAGTTTGATTGCTGGGATTGTAACTACTGCGAAGCAGTTATTGATGCCCATCACAAAAAACAAGATAGAATCCTACACCCACTTGTTGAATTGACACTAGATGCTATAGATAAGTCAGCAACTGGCGATACGAAATTCAATCCACAAGGATTTAATATCGAAGGATTGTCTTCCGATAGAGTTCGTCATTTCCTCAACCACCTCTGCTCAGATTCCAAGAATACCTACTTAGAGATTGGTTGTTATACTGGCAGCACATACTTCGCCGCTATCATGGGAAATGATATTGTATCATATGCTGTCGATAATTTTGCAGCACCCATTTCTCCTGCGAGAGATGATATTGAATGGAAGGGGGTTAATGATCCCAAGGCAGAACTTGCAAGAAACAACATCTTGTTTGGTAGTTTGAAATCTGTCATCATTAATGATGATGCTAGAAAACTCGATAAATCTGTCATCAGTAAAAAACCAAATATCATATTCTATGATGGAGAACATGATGAGCAGATGGTTGAATGTTTAAATAACCTCTTGCCAAATACACAAGAAACGTTTATACTTGTATTGGATGATGCTAATTTTAACCTTGAAGTTTTATTTGAGAGACAAATTCTCACATCTCAAATAGAAGATTCTACCAGTTGGTGGAATGGACTTTATATTTTAGTACTAAAACAAAACTGAGGATACTATGGATTCAGCACAGCTAAAGAAAAATTTCGAAGAGCAACTTGCTACCACAGATAAGCAAATTGCAGAACTAGAGACAAACCTCGCCAAAGCAAGAGAATACAAACTCAAGCTTGAAGGTGGTCTGGAAACCCTAGGACTTCTAGAAGGAGAACCAGAAGCACCTGCTGAAGAAGCAGCAGAGTGATCTCAATTCCCGTCTTACTAAATAGGTAAGACGGGATTTTTTGTGTGTAATGGCAAAACCAAGTTCAAGGTCTGAACTCATCACATATTGTAAGAGGCAGCTTGGAGAGCCTGTTCTACAAATCAATATCGATGATGAACAGGTAAATAACGTTATTGACGATACCATTCAGTTCTTCCAAGAGAACTGCTACAACGGGATGGAGCGTTGCTATTTGACACATGAACTAACTGCTGACGATAAAGTTAGATTTGATACTACAGTTCAGACAACTTCTGGAACTACAACTTGGAATGAAGCAACAAACTTCATTCCCATTCCAGATCACGTTGTAGGTATCAGTAAAGTCTTTGGTCTTGTTAGCAATTCAATCCGTTCAAACCTATGGGGTATTGAATATCAGTTGTATCTGAATGATCTCTACGCATTTGGAGCACTTGATATTGTCAATTACTTCATGACAAAACAATATCTCGAAACTCTTGATATGGTCCTCAATAATGGATCATTCCAGCAGATTAGGTATACCATGCGTCGTGATCGTTTGTATCTTGATGTTGATGCTGACTTCCTTGCAGAAGGTAAGTATCTTCTAATTGAAGCTCATCGCTTGATCGATCCCAACGATGCTACTGAAATGTATAATGATATGTTTGTGAAGAGATATGCTACTGCCCTCATGAAGAAAATGTGGGGACAGAACCTAATCAAATACAATAACGTTCAACTGCCAGGCGGTATTACTCTCAACGGCAGACAATTGTATGAGGATGCTATCGGTGAGATCGCAACTATAGAAAGCGAAGTCCTCAGTAAGTATGCTATTCCACCTATGGATATGATCGGATAAGATGCCTACCAGTCCTTATTTTCCTACCTACTATCAAGGTCATCCTGGCGAGCAGAACCTGGCTCAGGATCTTGCTGACGAACAGATCAAACTGTTCGGAACAGATATCTATTATCTACCAAGAACTATCTTGAAAGATAATACCCTGGATGATGTTATCTACTCAAAGTATCAGGATCAATTTCAGGTGGAGAT